GGGCCTGGACCTGGGGAAATACGCAAACCGAAAGAAGGCCATCGACTACGCCGTGAAGCTGGCTTCCATCTACGGAGAGAGCGCGGCAGCGGCGGCCTGCGAGATGTACGACGCCATCGCAGCAGCGGCGGGCGTGTACTATCCGGCAGCGACTCCGGCCATGATAGACGAATACATCTACGGCGACGTGGCCAAGACCGTCAACGGCATGATCAAGCAGCAGGCATCGGCCGAGTCGATGGGGCAGGCAATCGGAAGACTTGTCAAGCGGACCGGAGCGGACACGACACTTCAGAACGCGATCCGCGACCGGGCGGAATTCGCCTGGATCCCGAGCGGCGACAGCTGCGCCTTCTGCATCATGCTGGCTTCCAACGGATGGCAGCCGGCAACGAAGGCGGCCATGAACGGCGGGCACGCGGAACACATCCACGCAAACTGCGACTGCGAATACGCGATCCGGTTCACGCCGGACACGGAATACGCCGGTTACAACCCGCGGGAATACCGCGACATGTACGACGAGGCCGACGAGGACGGGAAGAGCTGGGAAGCCAGGGTAAACGTCATGAGGCGGCAGCAGTACGCGGAGGACAAGGACAAGATCAACGCACAGAAGCGCGAGGCATATGCCGAACGGAAAGAGCGGCTCGGAGAAACGGAGCAGAACGGATGAATCATTACATGATCCACGCGTGCCCGCAGCGGATGTGGTACGTCGAGGAGTTCCTCGTGCCGTCGATGCATGAGCAGGACATCCGGCCGGACGAGATCGAGATCCGGTGCGACACCGAGGGGAAGGGAAACCTGCTGTCGTGCATGGAGAGCTTCCGGGACTGCGGAGAGCGACCGGGAGGAACCTGGCACCTGCAGGACGACGTGATCATCAGCAGGAGCTTCGGAGCGGACACCTGGGCGGGCGATTCGATCGTCCACTGCGGATTCGGCTGCCGGAACTTCGGACCGAGCATGCAGGAACAGGGAACGGTGCCGATGCCGTTCATGTGGTATTCATTCCAGTGCATTTTTATCCCGAACAAAATCGCGGGAGAGTGCGCGGAGTGGTTCTTCGATCAGGCGGTGCGGCGCTCGGCATATGAGACGAAGATCGTCGAGAAACGGCACGACGACTGGTTCTTCCGCCAGTTCATGCAGGAGCGGCACCCGGACGATCTGGTGGTCAACGAGATGCCGAACCTGGTGGATCACATTGACTTCCTGATCGGGGGCACCGTGATCAATCCACTGAGGCGGATCCAGGTCAACCGGGCGGAATTCTTCCCGGACGGGTATCTGGTCGAGGAGCTGGAGCGGAAGCTGAAGGAAAGAAACAACAGATGATCAGGCCGGTGATGTGGGCACTGGCCTTTTTCATACCCGACGGCAGGGTCAGAGCCGGAATAATACGCGAAAGCGGAGGAGAAACCAATGGCAGAAGAAACTGTGAATCAGGAAGCAGCAGCGCCGGAGACCAGTCCGGCAGAAGACACGGCGACACAGCCGGCACGCACGTTCACACAGGCGGAGGTCGACGCCATCATCGGCGACAGGCTGACGCGGGAGCGGGCAAAATATCAGGACTATGAAGACTTGAAGCAGAGAGCGGCCGCAGCTGAGACAACGTCTGCGGAACTGCAGACGCAGAAGGCGAAGGCAGCGGAGCTCCAGGCACAGCTCGACGCCCTGCAGAAGGACATCGAGGCGAGGAACGCTCGAGACAAGGTGTCCGCCGAGACCGGCGTTCCGGCAAACCTCCTCACAGGCAAGACCGAAGAGGAGAACAAAGCACTGGCGGACGCAATCCTCAAATGGCGCGGACCTCAGCAGAACTATCCGACGGTCCCGGACGGAGGAACGGTGAACCCGTTTACTGGCGGAACCACGAGGGATCAGTTCGAGAGCTGGGCGAAGGCCAATCTAAACTTGTGAAAAGGAGATAAAAAACTATGGCTACCGGAGTAGAACTCAACAGATCCAACATCGAGCTGCCGGCTGACGTCAGCAGCGAAATCCTTCAGAAAACCCAGGAAGAGAGCGCCATCATGCGCCTCGCACGCCGCATGGTGCTGCCGGGCAACGGCCTTGCCATTCCGGTGATCACCGGCGATCCGACCGCAGAGTGGGTGGATGAGACCGGCGTGAAGCCCGTCAGCAATCCCAGCGTCGCCAAAAAGAACCTGCAGCCCTATAAGCTGGCAGTCATCGAGTTGTTCTCGATGGAATTCGTCCGCGACCTGAAGGCACTGTACGACGCCTGCGTCGCACGCATGCCGGGTGCGCTTGCCAAGCGCTTTGACCAGACCGTCATCGGCGCGATCCAGAAGCCGGGCGACAACTTCGACAACTTCGCCAGCTGCACGGCGCAGAGCATCATCGCGACTTCCGACGCGAGCACCTACGACGGCCTCGTGGCTGCGGACACTGACATTGCGACTCACGGCTACATGCTCAACGGCTTCGGCCTGAGCGCACAGGCCCGCGGCATCCTGCTCGGCGCGGTGGACGGAGACGGCAGACCTCTGTTCGTCAACAACGTGTCCCAGGGCGCGATTCCGATGATCCTCGGAGCTCCGACCTACTTCAACCGCGGCCTCTTCAAAGAGGGCACCGCAGGCACTTCCGGCACTCCCGCCGTCGTCGGCGTGGCCGGTGACTGGACGCAGGCCATCTACGGCACCGTCGAGGGCGTCAAGATCGACATCAACGACAAGGGCGTCGTGACCGTCGGCTCCGGCACCAGCGCCACCCAGGTCAACCTGTGGCAGCAGAACATGGTGGCCGTCCGTGCGGAGATCGAGGTCGGCTTCCGCTGTGTCGGCGACGCGTTCAACCTGCTGACCGGCGCAGTTCCGACGACCTGATCCGGCATGGTTCGGTTCAAAAACCAGCTGACCGGCGGAGACATGTGGGTTGATGAAACCCGCGTTGAAGAGTACAAAGCGGCGGGCCACGTGCCCGCCGCCGAGGCGCATCCGGAGCCGGAAGCGACAAAACCGGCCAGAAAGAGCCGGAAGAAATCAGCGGCAAAGGCGGCTGAGGAAGACAAGGCGGAAAACGCCGGGGAGTGATCAAGATGGCGAGCTACGCAACCGTAAACGACGTCCAGAACCGGACCCTGCGGAAGCTCTCGAACGACGAGCTGAACCTCGCGAAGAAGCTGCTGCAGGACGCGGCGGTGATCATCGATCTGTACGCGCCGGGGGCACAGGCGGACGCAAAGAAAATCGTCTCCTGCCGGATGGTGCTGCGGGTACTGGGCGACGGGGAGGACACCGGCGTCCCGGTGGGAGCCAACCAGGGCACACAGTCGGCGCTCGGCTACAGCCAGACATGGAGCTTCCCGACGACGGGATCCTCCGGGGAACTGTACCTCGCGAAGATGGAAAAGCAGATGCTCAAGAAGGGAAACACGATCGGAAGCCGGAGCCCGGTGGAGGATCTCGTGCCGGAAGGCTGCTTCGAGGAGATGGACTGATGCTGCGGGGGATCACGGTGACGCTCTGGGAGCGGACGGAAAACGGCGTGGACGCCTTCAACAAGCCACGGTACGACGAAACGGCAGTACAGGTGAAAAACGTCCTGGTCACACCGGCAGGGGAAACCGGGTCGGAACTGCTGGACGCGACGGACCTGGTGAGCCGGGAGGCGGACTACACGCTTGCGATCCCGAAGGGGGACGCACACCGGTGGGAAACCGGATGCAGGGTTGAATTCTTCGGCGATTCCTTCCGAATCGTCGGAAAGCCGACGAAGGGCATTGAGGAGCTGATCCCTCTGAGCTGGAACATGAAAGTGCGGGTGCAGCGGATTGAGTAACTACCGGATTGAGCTCAATTATGCCGGCGTCGGCGAGCTGCTGCACTCGCAGGAAATCGCCGACGTGGTGAAGGAAGTCGCAGATCAGGTGGCGCAGAAAGCAGGCGACGGATACGCGACGGACGTCTATCAGGCCGGAACCCGCGTGATCGCGTCGGTCTACACGGAGACGGAGGAAGCCATGAAAGACAATCTGGACAACAACACGCTGCTGAAGGCGGTGGGCGGATGATGCTTGAACCGATCCTTCTCAGGGCCCTGGAAGAGGCCACAGGCTGCCCGGCCTACATGGAGCAGCCGGAGGACAAGCCGGAGCGTTATTTCGTCCTGGAGCGGACCGGAGGCGGCGAGCGGGGCGCGGAACAGCGAAGCGCAACCGTGGCCGTGCAGAGCTACGGCCCGACGATGCTGGACGCGGCGGCACTCAACGAGCAGGTGCTGGACATCATGAGCGAGATCCAGTACAGGGAAAACACGATTATCAGCTGTGTGCTGAATTCTACGTACAATTTCACAGATACGCGGACAAAGCGTTACAGATACCAGGCGGTTTACGACCTGGTTTATTTTGCATAAGGGGGTAAACCAATATGGCAGGCGAAACCAACAATGAAGCCTATGTATCCACCGGTAAACCGAAAGTCGGAGGCGCGGTCTTTGTGGGCGCGACGTCGCTGACCCCTCCGACGGACGCCGTGACGGCGCTGCCGGCAGGCTTTGTGGGCATGGGCTATGTCTCCGAGGACGGCGTGACGCAGAGCCAGGAAGTCAACTCCGAAGAGGTCAAGGCCTGGGGCGGGGACACCGTTCTGGTCACGGAGGATGACAAGTCCGAGACCTGGAAGCTGACCTTTATCGAGATGATGAACATCAACGTCCTGAAGGAGATC